ATAAAATATTTCTTTACGTTCCATTTAAAATAATGTTTGTTGGTCTAAATAAGGTTGTAATCTTTTATTTGCAATATCTAAATAATCTTTTGATATTTCACTACCTATCCAATTTCTTTTTTCTTCTATTGCTGCTACTGCAGTTGTACCTGTTCCCATATATGGGTCGTACCATAAATCATTTTCATTACCGAATTTTTGCATAAACATTCTTGGAATATCTAAAGGCATTATTGCCTTATGTTCTTTAGCAAATGGATTGCTATGTACGTTTAATGTTTTAATTACATTTCCAAAATTACCCCTAAAATTACCATCATAAAATTTCTTTTTTTCGGGTTGTTGATTACTAAATATTATTATAAATTCAAATGATGATGAAATAACTCCTTGTTCAATATGTGGAATCATATTTTTTTGCCATATAATTATATCTTTTATATTATCTTTAAAATGACCTAATAAATTTAAAAAATCTACTTTGTTATTTCCTAACATCTGTATATTATAAAATATATGGTTTTTAGTAACTCTTAATAATTCATCTATAAGTGTTTTTTGATTTAAAAAATAATCATCTAATTTATCTTTATAATCTTTATATTTTTTTGTATCATCTCCGTTCATTTGATTATATCCCACATTATAGGGAGGACTTGTTAATACATAATCTACAAAGTTATCAGGCATTCTTTTCATAGTTTCTAAATTGCTTTCACAATATATTTTATTTATTTCCATTTGTTTTTTGTTTTAATTATTTATAATATTCCTCTTAATACATATTGATTTAAATCTACTTCTTCTTCACCAAAGAAATATTTATAGTTTGCAATACCTTGTTCTAATTTCCTTTTACCACTTTCATAAAATTCATCACTACATTCAAATATCCCTATATCTAAACTACCTTTATCTATTGCAACAAATACAAAATTATCTACACCAAACATTTCACGATATAAATACGCTTGTAAATCATAACTATATTTAGATGCAGAATATCTAAATTCATTTAAACCTGTAGTAGTTTTTAAATCTACAATAGTATTACCTTTTAATATATCTGCTTTTGCTCTAAATGGTATTCCATCTATCATAGATATTGCAGGTACTTCAAATTCTGCTTTATTCATATAACTAACAGCTTCATCATTTCTTAATAGTGCATCTGCTAAACGTTCTGCATCTTTTAATTCCTTTGATGTATAAACTTCTAAACCTTGTTCTTTAGCTTCTTTGTATGCTTTTCCTGCCTTTGTTGCTACATCTACAATTACTAAATCATCTATCTTATGTGGTTCTAAAATCATAGTGTGAAATAATTTACCATCACGTAACGCTTGTGATTCACCTGAACCATATTTAGTAACGTATTTATATGTTTTAGGTGATTGTATTAGCATTTTTAAACTTGAACTGCTTAATGCGTTTTTACCTAAATAACCATAGTAAAAATCATCTTCATACATATTATCTAATAGTTCTTGTTTATCCCAAATTTTGTTGTCGAAAGTTTTAATTGTTGTTTCCATTTATTATTATTAGTTTTAAAATATAGTTATAAATACTTAATTCACGTGTTGTACTGTTTATCATCTTGCTTAATTGGTCTTCATTCAATAAAGTTTTACCTGATATTAATTCATCTACATATCCTTTTAGTTCCCTATCTAAACCAAGTATTATAGATTGTACTTTGATTAATGCGAGTTCATTCATTATCTTATTTTTAAGTTATTTAAATTAAACATTGTTTCATCATAATTTAATACATCTTTTACTTCTTGTTCATACGTATCAGAATTATTAAATTCAGTTCTTAATGCTTCTGTAATTTCTTCTAATTCGTGTTTTACATAAGTGTTTTCTACTTCTGCCATTAACCAAGTAATGTTTTCTAATCGTTCAATAATTTCTTGCTTTGTCATAGTGTTTGTTTTTAGTTGTTAATTTATATATGCAAATATAAACAAGTTATTAATATAAAATACATTTTTTAACAAAAATTTAAGATAAAAAAAAAGCTACCTTTTATTAGATAGCTTTTGAGTTATAATTTTTCTATAGACTTCATTAACGGATTCTTTATTGTTTCCACGTTTCCAAAGGAAATCCATTATCCTATTTATTCTTTGCAGTGGTGATTGTTTACTCTTTGTCATTTAATTTTTCTTTTAGTTTCTGAACGTAAAGTGTTGCATCCATTAATTCCTCTTGAAGATGTTGTAGCCATTCTAAAGCGTTTAAATCTTCTCTATCAAGTGTAACACCATATTTATTTATTCCTGCTTCTGAACGCTGTTTAAATTGTTCTATAACTGATTTTACTATTGTGTCTTTCATTTAAAATAATTTTAATTTACTTTCTTCAATTCTTTTATTTGTTAATTTAATAGAATCATTATCTAAATCAATTCCTATAAAATTACGTTTTAATTTTAAAGCTGCTAAAGCTGTTTGACCTGTACCTACAAAACAATCTAAAACAGTATCATTTTCATTTGAACTTAATGTAATACAAGTTTCAGGTATTTCACTTGGAAAACCACTATGCCCAAATTTTGATTTAGTTTCCTTTCTTCCAAAATCAATTTGAGATTTAGAACCACTATTAAATGGAATTTCCCAAATATTACCAACATTTTTAGTTTTAAAAATATGTGGATTTAAATTATAAGAATCTATTTTATTTAAATTAATATTATTTGATGAGTGTCTAAACATAAAAATATATTCACATTGGTTTGTTAATTGTCTTGTTGTATTTGCAGGTTGTTGATTATATCTATACCATATAATTGTATCGTGTAATTTATACATTAATTCTTCAGTAGCTATTTGCATTAATTCAAATGCTCTAATTGTTATTTCACTATCATTAATAACATTTAAATAAAAAGTTCCATTTGGCTTTAAAACTCTTTTTATTTCTTTCATCCATAATTTACTCCATCTTAAATATTGAGAATAAGAATTAAAATATGCTTCATATCCAAAACCTTTCCAATATGGTGGACTTGTAATTACTAAATCAACACTATTATCTTTTAGTTTTTTAAGTTCATTAATAACTTCGCCATTTTTTAATTGTATATTCATTTGTTTGCTTGTTTAATTAAATAATACCAAAGCCAAATTAATTTCGACCTTATAAATTCATAAAATACTATTATTAATATATATTTCATTTGTTAAATCTTTTTGAGTGTAATGTATATAATTCCATTGTTTTTTTTAAAGCATCGTATTCTGTAAATTCAACATCAATATTATTTTCTTTGTAATTGTGAACTTCTAACCTGTTTGATATTTGAAATTTAACTACTTTATATTTCTTTGTATATTGTATTGGCTGTATTACGTATGCTAAATCATTTCTATTGCAAATATACATTGATTGTATTTCTGATTCTGTAGGTGAATAACTTGTTTCTTGCTTTTTAGCCATTTAATCTTAAAAATTCAGTTTCTCCATACTCTTTAAACCATTCTTTGTTTTCTTTATATTTATCAATTACTGCATTTATAAAAACTAATTCATCTATTGAACTTGTTTGCAACTTCTTAATAATTGTTTCAATACTATTTAAAATATTAGTTGTAGTTTCAGGGTCGGTATTATAAATTATTTTATATTCGTTTCTAACTACTTCTTCTAAATCTTTATTTAAACTGTTTATCTTGTGTTTTATTTGCTGTTTATATTGTGTTGTAAAAAATAAACTTTCGTTTGCTTCTAATAGTAATTGACTTAATAAAACGCTTTTTAAATATTCTTGTTGTATTATGTTTTGTTCCATTATATTAAATTTGTTAATAGTATATTTATTTGATTCAGTACCTTTTGCTTTTCATATAATTTACCATTTTCATAGTATATTAAAAAGTGCGGCACTTTAAATTTTTCTTTGTAGTTTGTTCTTTGCCTTTCGTGATTTAATTTAGCTTGGTTTTGATAGGGAGTATTCATATACATATAAGTTATTGGTTTAATCTGTAAACCTAAAAATAATTTATCATTTGAATATGCTTCCCAATCAGTAAAATAGTTTTCATCTAAATTATAATCAGCTTTTTTAAAATCAATGTTTGGGAACTCCTGTTTTAATTCTTCTATTAAATTTATTTCGTTTAACATACCATTCCAAGTTTGCCCGAGTACTCTAAATTTTACATAGTCATAACAAACAGCTTCACTTAAATTAGTTAATTCAATTAGTTTATTTGTTACTTCTTTTAAAATAGTAATTCCCATTACTGATTCATAGAATCTATACCATTCTGCAGGTTTTAATTCTATTGTTGATTTGTAGTAATCATCAAATATTTTAGCACATTTACCAACAGATGAACTTCTAAATAAATAAGATATTTTTTTATCTTTATTAAGTTTAGAAAATTCATCTTTACTTAATGATACTTCAAACCTATATTTATTGTGCATCTACTTTATATTCGTTGTAAACTTTTCTTAATTCTTGAATTTTACCTGCCCAACAAGAACCACAAGAACTTAACTGTAACCTATAATTAAATACATTGTAATAAATTTCAGCTATTGTATTTTGTTCTTCTATTGTTAATGTATTTTTTTTAGGGTCTATTAATTCAGTTAAAGCATTATAATCTTTTTCGGTTAAACAATTAATGTTCCTGTTATAAGAAAATAACTGATTTAACTTTTCTTTACGTTCATCGCATCCACAATCTAAACCTGTTGCTTTGCTAAACATTTCTACTGCTTTTTTAATTCCTGTTGCTTCGGTAATTTGTTCTATTGTATCACCTAAACCTTGTGCTTTCTTTTTAGCCATTTTAATTTAATTTAGTTATTAATAATTTTATTACTTTTTTTAATATTATCTATTGCCCATAAAGGTTGAAAATTAGTATAGTGATTTAGTTTTATTAATTCATCTTCATCTTTTGCAAGTGATATAGGGTATATGTGGTCTAAATGCCATTCGCCTATATTATTCCAATTCATACCTTCAGTAAATTTATTTTGTAAATGTTCTTTAAACTCTTCAAAAGTACATCCTAATATTTGAAAAGTTTTAGAATTTTTAGAATACCCATTTCTTCTAAAAGATTGTTTAATTAAAGTTCTTGTGTTATTAGTTAATTTAAATAAAGAATCTACTTTTACTTTATTATTTCGCCATTCATTTCTGTACTTTTCAATCTTTTCTTTATTTTTTAAATAATGTTCTCTTTTATAGTTAGCAATCTTTTCTTTATTTTCTTCAAAATATTTTTTAGCTGTTTCAGCTATTTTTTCTTTATTTTTTAACCTATATTCTTTTTGATAAATTTGTTCTTTTGTCATAATTAATATTGTGTATTATAATCATTAGTTTTGTATTCATCATATTGTTTTTGAAACTTATTTCTTAATATTTCTTTATAGTTTTTAATGCTATGAAAAATACTAATTAAACTTATTGTAGTTTCTTTTGAAATATCACGCATTGATAAATCATTATCACGATACAATTTAAATAATTTCTTATCATACCACCCCCAATTATCTATTTCTTCATCAATCATTAAACATATATCATTGTAGGCGTTTTGTTCTTCTATGTTTGAATCATCAAATAATTCCCAACATCCATCAAAAGGCACTTTATTTACAAGTTTCTTTTTATTGTAGTATTGGTAGTATAAAGAACGTAATGTAAAAAACATATATCCTTTACGTACATTTCCTTTATCATCTATTAACTTTTCTGCATTTGCATACTTCATTAAAGCAATATAAGATTCTTGTACTATATCTTCTGCATAGTCATATTCACCAAGTTTTTGAATAGTTTTAACCCATTCTTTGTGGTGCTTTGCTACTTGTTCAAGCCATTTGAAGTTGTCCATAAAAAGTTAAATGATATAAATAATATTACTATTTGAATTGTATGGTCTGTTTCAATATCATATACATCATCATTATATAAAGCACCAAACATTACTCCTTTAATTGGCGTTATAATAACATCGCATTCAAAAAAACTTGTTGCTAAAAATACTAATGCTAAAATAATTACTAATGCTACTGTAAATAATTCCATACTATAAACTTTTAATTGTTAAAAATGCTTCTTTTTTTTCTGTTGTTACTTCTTTAATTTTAAAATTTACATTAATGTTAGTTAGTTCTGAATCTTGATTTTTTAACAGGTTCATTATATTTTCTATTTCTAACCAATTATATTTTGAATCCATTTCAACTAATTGCTGTAAATATATTAACTTTTCTGTTAAATCTTTAAAATAACTTAT